TTTTTAAATTCCAAACCTTAGAGCCTCTCATATATATATATGATTCTATTTAGCAATATTTAGCAGTATTTAGCAGTATTTAGCAATTACTTAGCAATTTTTAGCAATTTTTAGCAATTCATAAAAACAACTTTAAAAGATTTTGTCTTTGACTTATAGATTTTAAGATTTTTTATTTTTATATTTGTATATAATATCTGTATATATCGGGTGCTTAAACTTACGCTCCAGATAAACTACCATAACTATGGACTTTTTAGATTTACCCGCAACTTAGTGAGAATTATATTGATATATATCACGTGATCATACTTGCTCACAAGTTATTTGTCCATAACTATGGACTTTTTATAAATATCCATATCTTACGATAATTATATTTATTCTATGGATAATCCTTCGAAAAATATATCGCCTATCGTATCCATTAGTAAATCATCAACTTCTTTTTTTAATCCTTCAGGGATTGAATATATTTCATTTCTGTAATGTGTTTGTAATATTTCCAAATCTTCCTTTCCTTCTGTTTCAAAAAAGTCCCTAATGTCTGTTTGCTTAAAATTCTTAAAAGCCTTCTTAACTTCCATAATCTCCCCTAAAAACATCTTTGCCTCGTCTGACATCTCTAAACTTAAATTTTTCAATTCGTCCATCTTATACTATTAATAAATATTTTAATTTTATTTATAAATCGTATGAGCCTTTAGTATTTAGCATATAATCTGTGCTGTTTGCTATTGTGTAAATATTTATTTTCTATCTCTTTGTCTTTTCTTTCTGTTTCACGTATTGGCTCCTCGTCTTTATAGTCTTCAGTTGCTTGTATGTGTCTAATCATCGAACTTGAGATATTCTTTCCCGTCTTCTTTTTAAAAAATGATGTTAGAAGTTTTGTCATTCCATTAGAGCCTAAAGCATCGGTATTTTTTATATTACTAAAGAGAAAGCCTGTCTTATTGAATTGTAATAATAATTTTATATATGACGTTATATTTGACGGTATGACGTATTCACGGATTCCTAAATATTTTTTTGTCTTGTATATGTTTAAGACAATTGTATATTTGCTATTTTTTGATAAGCAATAATTAATCTTTTTCTCTGGCTTCTCATTTACCATTTGTAAATTTGAATATTCATTTCTTATAGAATAAGTATCTATCAACCGTAAAAGTATATATACTTGTAAATTTTTATATTGTTCTTTCGTTAAACTTTCCAACGTCTTATATTCTTCTACTTCTTTACAAAGTTCATTTACTATATTGTCTAATTCTTCTTTCGTGATCCAATTTACAGTTTGTGTTTCTGTCTTTTCTTGAGATTTTAGCCATTCGTTATATTCCTTCGATAATTCAATCATTTTTTCGTGGTAAATATCGGCTCTTTTGTCATTTGGATATATACACTTTATAAACGTATAACATACGCTTAATTGTGTTTTTCGTGTGTTTAATTTTTCTTCACTTTTTATTATCCGCATTACATTTTTTGTATCAAGTAGAAATAATGGATTTAATTCTTTATTATCAAACTTTTTATTTTTATCATTTAGTATATAACTATCATATAATCCTTTTAATATAAATATGTATGTCTTAATGCTATTCTTTGTTAATTTTGGTTTATTAACCATAAGGGACTTTTTTACTTTTTCAATATCCATTTATTATATAACAATATTTTTATTTACATCTTTTTTCTTCCTCCAACTAATCGTCCGCCTCCAACAATACGACCGTAGCCTTCTCCCGTCATATTAGCGACAGTATCTCCTAATTTTCCCGCCATCTGGATTGCGGGGGCATATTGTGGAAGAGCCATCGAAATAGCAGGGGCAAGACGAGACGCCCAGCGTCCAATCTTTCCAATCGTGGATTTAAACGAAGACCAGAAAGAACCGCCACGAAGAGAGCGGTAATCTTCATAACTCATCCCTGGTTGTTCTTTAGCCATAAGAACCATTTGAGGGGAGAAATTACCAGTAGAAGCACGGCAAGCATTCTGTGAGATGCTTACGGTTCCCTGTTTGACAACTACCATATAAAACATACCCGTAAAGTTAGCACCTGAAGTATTTCTAACGGTAAGTTGTGTGGACAAAGTCCAACTTCCCTGAGTTCCTGGAGCCTCACTATCAAGTAGTCCTAAATCTTTTCCAAAGTCAATACACAGAACAGAGCCTCTGTATTTGGAGAATTCAGGATAAGAGACATTAAGACCATTTCTTACGCTCATCTCGTACAAGTCCTGTTTAGTAGCACCAGAAAATAACGATGTCTGGTTTGACCAGTTGAGTTGTAAGTTATCAATTGTTAAGAAACTCTGGGGGAATTGAAAATTAGTTTCACTTTCAGCGTGTCTTACGAACAGGTAAAGACTGCGGGGAATCTGTGAAAGTCGGATACTATCGGAAAGAACAGTAGTAGATGCTCCAGCACTAAGAGTAGGAACGGCTCGGAGGTATTCTTCGCATTTGTTATAACTTAAAGTTTGAACTTCAGGGAGACGGTCAAGCATCGCGGGAGTGTGGTATTCTACCAGAAGTTCTGGTGCTTGGTAAAATTTACAGGTCACATTAGTAATAGCATTTCCAAGTGAGGAATGAGACCAAGCACGAGAAGTATCGGCTTTAAATCTAAGATTAAAACTTAATTGATTCACGTTGCACATCCCTTCCTGCATGTGTCCTAGTCCTTGAAATAGAGGAGACACCCAGATTGGTTCCACGACTACAACACGCACAACAGTGGGAGAAACAACTTCATATTCGAAAGCACCACGTGAAGGCTCGTTTGAGTTTTCACCAAAAGATGCCAGAGGATTACGAGCACTACCAAAAGTTGCCCAATCACTGTATCTTTGGTATTGGTCAGGTTGTGCTGGAGTGGAACTCCAAGATTTGCATCTGTCTTCAGCAGTATTTCCATAGCATAACAGAGCGGATAATTTATCCGATACATTCTCGGATAAACTTTCACCATTAATAGTAAGAGTAGCAACATCGCATAATTGAGAAAATGGAAACTGAGCCGTTCCATCATTAGTTCCTAATTGAAAGGCTCCAGAATCGGAGGTGAATTCAAGATAAGCACGAACTCTAATATAACGATTTACAATAATCTGGTTTGAGGGGGGATTAATAGTCCATAAAGCACTAACTGGGAGAGCAGGAGTTAATTGGTAAGACTGTGCGGTGTGCAGAGTTTGGGTAACTAAAGTAGCACCACTTAACACGACACTGTCCTGAGCCTCATTTGCTTTAACATCAACGACTGGAGCAACAACTTTGATAAGATTAGACATTTTTATAATATACAAAAGAAAATAAATTTTACAATAAAAAAAAATTATATTTTATTAAATAATAAAGTCATAGAAAAATGATGCAAGTCATAGAATACTAATGGTGTCTCTACTCCGTTCTTATTTACTTGTGTAGCGTATAAATCCATAGTGTATAAAGCATCGCTTGATAAGAGGTCATACCAGTAATAATTATCGGCTCTAAATGTTATGAACAACGAGGAACGATCTGCATTATCCAACTGATAAGTAAAAAGCAACCGTTTTGTTAAGTTTTGCTGTCCTGATATATTACTATCAAGGACAGGAATAGAATACGTATAAAATCGGTATTCTAAAATATCAGGGACAAGATTATATTTACTAAAAATAAAACTTTCAACCGCTACTTTGTAGTCGTTAGCCTTATTTAAAATCGGCGTTGAACGTGTCTCTCTCAAGTTTAAATTTTGGTTTATGTCGGATGTCTTTTCAAAGATGTATCTTATATTATTGAATGAAGAAGTAATCATTTTTATAATATTGGTAAAGATTATTTTTTTAAAAAATCAAAGATGTCATTAAACAGACAATCTCATCTGGATTTAAAGAAGATTTAAATAATTTTTTAAAGTCCTTCAACGAACGATGCTTTAGAATAACTCTCACATAAGACCAACGCCCGCAATCGTTTATTTTCTTGTCCATCTTTTGTAGTCTATCTTTATTCATAACAACTTTATGACCTTGTAAAAGATTGCTTAAAAAAGGCATTTGTCCTGATTTATTTATTAAATAATCTACATCGTCTCCATAACTGTCAAAGTGTTCAATATAAGAACCTTTATTTAATAATGTTATGTAATGGTTCCCTTCTGGACTTTGTATAAGGATAATTACAGCGTCTCTTTCAAATAATTCAGGTAATGTCATATTCTCTAACATATAATAAGGTATTACTTTCGCACTTGTTCCTAGTGCGTCTTCCAGTTCTCCTATAGAACATTTATAATTGGCTTCATCTGCTATAAACTCTTTTAAACTCATTATATTATTATTTAAGATTTTAATCTAAGCCTCTATCATTAGAAGATATTCTTTGGGGAACAGAACGAGAATAAAACCTTTTCATTATGTCTTCGTTCGCCTTATTTATTTCATCTCGTAAATCTGGGGGATTAATAAACGAAGATTTAGACCATTTCGGGATTTCTAAGCCATTTTTAAGACGGGCACTGTAATAAGTATTACTTGGTTTAATGTCCTCTGGAATATCAGGCTTTACATAAAATTGTTGTCTATAAACATCGCCTAATGGTGCTTCGGATTTTGGTAAGATGTCAAGGGCATCTTGTGTTTTCCCTTCGTTCTGTAAATCTCTTTCAAAATAATCAACACCTGAAGGTAGAACGTTGTCGCTTTCAAATGTTCGTAGTTGGAATTCATAAGGAGAACCTAATAGTGCAGAATAATAACTCATATTTTTTTTATTATATAATTATATAATAAAAAAAAATGGAAAACGAAGATGCACAATTAAGTGATAAGTATAGCAATACGTATATAAATATAGAACTATACAATAAAGCGGAGGTTGGAAGTTTAAAAAGATTCGTTAGGTGTGAGACTAACATTACACAAGCAAGTGATATATTATCTAATTCGTCTTATTATAAAATGGCAATTGAACGGTTCTCAATACCTTCAAGCATTCCACTTTTTATTTATCCGTTAGATGGGGATTTATTATACAGGGTACAATTAATTAATAATGTTTCGG